ACCTTTGGCTCTTGCTGCTTAAGCAGTAAGTGTACAGGAGTTTCGGTAGGTTCCTTAGCAACAGAATAACCTACCACTTTAGGGGTCACTACCTAATAAGTGCGTGTGGGACCACGGTCAGTCCCACAACTTAATACTTGGAGAATATATTGTCAGTTAACACATCAAAATCTTTTTCTATGATGATTGAAAATTTAGTTAAAGATAAAAACATTAGTCACATGGAAGCAATTTTGGATTATTGTCATCGACAGGGAATAGAACCAGATACCGTTAGTTCCCTTATATCAAAGGGGTTGAAACAAAAGATTGAAGCAAATGCTAGAGAATTAAATTTTCTTCCTAGACAGGCGCAATTACCCATATAAGAATGACACCAATTGACGTTTATTTAATGTACTGTGCCCTAAAAGCACATTTTGGAAATAAAAATTATGATTATTTCAAATACGAAGGTAAGACCCGTGTATCTAGAGATTCATTCTATAAACGCAAAGACAGAATTTTCTTTACAAAATTATCTAAAAAATATACAAAACATGAGGACATTAGAGACTACCTAGTTTCTAATTTTATCATGGAGCACGAGGGTTATGTGGCTAAATTTACAGATAAAAATTATGAAGATTGGTCTATTCGACAATATGATTTTTGTTCCACATTCATAAAAGAGATGAAGCCCCTAGTTAAAAATTTCGAATCTCTATTTGAAGTAAAGGATAATAAACATCCTAAATTGTTACAAGAATATTTGGGGAGAAGGGTATCATTAGAGACTTTGATTGTTTTAGATAAACTTTTAGGCTTCATTAAAAATTGGGATAAAAATATGGATGAGGATTTTATATGGATTAATGTAAGAAAAATGATAAAAAACTATCAAGGGTTCTTGACAATTGATGTAAAACAGTGTAAAATACACTTATTGAAATTGATAGAGGAAAGTGACTAATGGAGGCTACAATGTACTTAGATGAAAATTCCGTAAGGGGTTTGGTTGGAAATTCCGAAATTCGTGAAAGTGCCCATAGGGAACACGAAATTACAAATCTTAAAGCTCGAGTTCAAGAGCTTGAGTTTGATTGCGCTGAGTTGCAAAAAGTAAACTCAGAACAGTCGGAGAGAATTAAGAAACTCTCTAATCGTTCGACTAGGGGGTTCGTTCCCCGAAAACAACACAATAAGCGTAAGAGTGATTGATTGTATTTAGCGGGTATCGTATAATGGTATTACCTCAGATTTCCAATCTGATGACGGGGGTTCGATTCCCTCTACCCGCTCCAATTAGAGAAGTAGTATGACAATTAAATACGGAAGACTTGAGGACGAATATATAGCACCATTATGGTTGTTTGGAATATTATATGATATCAATCTAGATGGGACTTATATGTGTGCTCTTGTTTTTGGGCATTGGTATGTAGGAGTTGCGAGATTTCAAAAATGCAGAAAATAGGAATCTTTTTAGCAGGATTGGGTATTTTGATTTATCTCTGTACCCTATCTTATATAGAATTATATTACCTTTGGGCTGATATGGCCACATATAAATCATTTTTAGGATTAAAATAATGGAAGTTACGTTAGTTAACCATATGGGTGACGATCTCACTGTAGTTAATGCAGCTAGAGTATCGTTTGCTAAAGAAAGTTTTGCCCAAGACGATGAATATACCGAAGTTGAGTATGATTCTTGGTGTGGTTCAATTCCAGTACTTTCTGAATCAGATAAAAAACTCATTAACTATTTAGCTAAACATAATCATTGGAGTCCTTTTGGGCATTGCCAATTACAATTTCGTATTAAAGCTCCAGTGTTTGTTGCTCGTCAATTGGTAAAACATCAAGTAGGGTTAACTTGGAATGAAGTATCAAGACGTTATGTTGACAATGAACCAGAGTTTTATACACCAGAAGTATGGCGTGGTGTTGCTGAAAATAAGAAACAAGGCTCCTCTGAAGAAGAGATTGATATCAATCCAAACTCCGGCAGCGGACCTATGATGGTTGATGATTATCAACAAGCATTAAGTAAATCAAAGTGGACGTATGAACAACTTCTTAGAAGGGGTGTATGTCCAGAACAAGCACGTATGGTTCTACCACAGAGTATGATGACAGAATGGTATTGGAGCGGTACTCTGTATGCATTTGCAAGAGTATGTAACCTTAGATGTAAGGATGACGCACAAAAGGAGACACAGGATGTTGGATGGGGTATCGATAGGGATGCAGGGAAACTCTTTCCCACCTCATGGATCGCTCTGCGAGATGTATAAAGCACTTGTAATTGGTAATGGCGAATCACGCAAATGGTTTTGCCCAAGTCATCAAACCATTATGGGTAATGTTGTAACATGGGGTTGCAATGCAATCTATCGTGATGGTGAAGTAGACAATCTAGTTGCAGTAGACTATGCCATGCAGCAAGAGATATATGACTCTGGATGGGTTCTAGAAAATTCAAAAATGCACAGTCAGACTACCCATAATACATACTTTGCAAACTGGAGTATAGTGCCATCTGCTGTTGCTGATACGATGTTCATGGGATTTGATGTCCCAGAAACACTTATTCATCGTAGTAAAAAACGAACAAATCAGTGTGTAGTATCAGGTAAAGACCCTGCTACATTACAGGAGAAGGTTAAGTCAGCAATAAAAATAAATCCCTGGCTTGATCCTAAAGACCTTGTAATGAAGATGGAAAAAGATATTGGTGTATGGATTACCTATGTAGAAGAGGATGACAACGTAACACCTATCGACTTTCCTGTAGGTTGGAGCGCTGGTTGTACTGCACTATACCTTGCATGTCAGGGTGTAGAGATAGAAGAAATATATATTTTGGGTTATGACTTATCTTCATATGAAGATACACTTAATAACCTATATAAAGGTACGGACAATTATTTGCCCGCTACAGCCAAAGGGTTTAATTCTACTAATTGGATGAACCAAATGGCAACTGTCTTTAAAGAGTTCAGTGATAAACAATTTTATTGGGTTGATAGACAACTTAAAGAAAAATTGCAATTTAATAATGTAAAGGACTTGACAAAAGACGAACTGTGTGATAAGCTTCACATACTTTAACATACGAAAACATATATTTACATAAGGAGATACATATGTCGTTACAAGCGTTAAAAAAACAAAACTCGTTGTCTGACCTGCTAGGTGCAGTTCAGAAGGAGTCCGAACCCCAAAAAGATAAGAAGTCCTATGTGGATGAGCGTGTCTGGAAGCCCGTTATGGATAAAACTGGTAATGGTTATGCCGTTATTCGTTTCCTCCCAGCGGTTAAGGATGAAGACCTTCCTTGGGCGAAGGTGTGGAGTCATGCATTTCAAGGCCCCACTGGACAGTGGTATATTGAGAATTCTTTGACTACTATTAGTCAGAAAGACCCCGTATCAGAGATGAATACTGCATACTGGAATTCTGGTGTGGAGAGTGATAAGGAGATTGCTCGTAAACAGAAGAGGAAGTTACAGTACTTCTCTAATATCTATGTGGTTAGTGATCCTGCTAATCCTGAGAATGAGGGTAAGGTTTTTCTTTACAAGTTTGGGAAGAAGATCTTTGACAAGTGCATGGAAGCGATGCAACCAGCATTTCAAGATGAAACCCCGTTAAACCCTTTCGATTTTTGGGAAGGTGCGAACTTCAAGTTGAAACTTCGTAAGGTAGATGGTTACTGGAACTATGACAAATCAGAGTTTGGTGCTCCAGACCCATTATTTGACAATGATGATTCTATTGAGGAAGTGTGGAATAAAGAGTATCCTCTAGCAGAGTTTTCTGCCACTACGAACTTCAAGTCTTATGATGAATTGAAGACTCGTTTGGATAATGTTCTTGCTGGAACAACTGTGGTAGGTACTGCTGCTTCTAATTTCGATGTGGACCCAGTGGAAACAGTTACAGTTGATACGAAAGAGGAACCTGTTCCTAGTGTAACAGTATCTGATGATGACGATGAAAATACTATGTCTTATTTTGAGAAATTGGCATCAGGTGATTAAAGTGTGGGTCGAAAGGCGTCAATGACCACCACGCTTGGAGAGAGGGAACCGATTTGGTTCCCTCTTTTTTTAATTTGCCATTCTGCGATTTTGCATACGTGGATCATTGCTGGTAGATTTTGTTCTTCCCATATGTGTATTATGAACGCTGTTATCTGTTTGTATTTGTGGTGCATTTATGACCCCCGACGCTTCGGCCATTGGATTGAATTTTCTCTCATCAGAGGCCATTCTTGCACTTCTCTCGGCTTCAACCGCATCAAGTATCTTCTGCGCTGGTGCTGATCGAATCTTGCCGACATTATATCCTTGGTTTAGGGACTGAAATTGTTTCCTTGACGCATCCATAATCGCATCTTCTCTGGTTTCAGCTGAAGGATTTTTATGAAGGAATTCGCCTCGTTGTGTTATTCTAGAAGTATCGCCTGCGGTAAAATCCATGTTTGCTGCCATAGATCCCATCCCTACGCTACTTACTTGTTCCATTAAATCATTAGAGTCTTTGAACCCCTGCTTTCTTGCCATTAAATCTTGAAATGTATGTTTCTGTTCATCAGACATACTCTCAAATGCTGTTTCTTGTTCGACCGTCATACCAGCATTCATGATCATATCAGGATCGCTCGTATCTCCTACGCCTATTTTTAATAATCTCTGTCTCTTTTCTTCTCTAATGCGTTGATAGGCTTGTATATCAGTTTCACCTTTCCGTTTTTGGGTTGCAACCGCACTTGCAGCCCATCTGTCCTTAGTGGGAGCAAATTCTCGATCCGAATAATCCACCTTCTGCCCCATCTCGGCGTAGAGTTGTTTCGATGTTTTATCATTCAGTGGACCCTTAGTTATTATTTTCTGTATAGCAGCTGGAAATCCACCAATCTCGGCATCTTCCACAGTCTTGTTCATGTAAGATGTAAATGAAGTTTGGCCAGGTAAAGTACCAAGTTTTTGAGTCTTGCGCTCCGTCATATAGTCTTTCCAGACCTGTTGAGATCCTCCAATGCTGCCGTATTTTTTGATAATTTCTGCTTTTCTCTCCTCTGCCAGTTTTGGATCACTTTTCGCAAGTTTTGCAAATACCTTCTCGGTATCGGCTACATACTCCTCTTCAGTCATTGCGGAATACTTCATAGCTGATTGATCAAACTTGGACATCATTGTGTCCAAGCCTTTACCCAGCGCTGGGGCCATCAATTTGATGGCCTGCTTAGAACTATTCACAGCCTTTTTCATGGATTCCGTATCTGCACCACCCGAAGCGCCAAATTTCGCGAAATTTTTCTCTGTACTGGATATTAACTCTTCTATATTATGAACATTAACGCCAAGAGATTTATTAGCACCATCATCTGCATTAGCAAGTGCTTGCATCGCTGCGGCCGCATCTGGGGGTTGGTCTCCGGCATGGGCATCTTGTTTTGGTGAGATTGGGTTAACTGCGTTTTGATTTGGCGCGCCATACTCATCAAGCAATTTTAAGGCGCCGGGTGCAGATGGACGAACTTTGTATCCGCCATCCTCCTGTTTTACAAAACTAGCGCCGCCGCCACCAACTTTTAATAACCCCGCCTTCGTAGCAGCTGCCATAGCTTCAGCTGGAGTGTCATAAGTGATATCAGATGACTCTCTTGTGCCTGGTTGCATCGCTTTTGGAACTTCTGGCATTTTGACTTCTGGATCACCACCCATCCAAGTTGGCATAGTTTTGCCCCACCAAGACTGCTTGCCGGCCCCCCCTGTATCATCACCATCACCGCCATACTCTTCAGTCAAATCATCCATTGCTTTTTTCTCACGAAGGTCGGCATTTCTTTTCTCTATATTAGTAAGTAGTGCTTGTTGTTTTTCTTTATTTGCTAGTTCTCCTTCGACCCAGACTTTCTTCTTTTTTTCTGCGTTAAGTATGTGTTGGGCCGATGTTGTTTCTATTTCCTTTTTTAATCTTACTAACCTAGCCTTTTCGGGATTTTCATCAGACATGAAGAATACATCGTCCACTGGGCCGCCAAATTTATCAGCAGAGGCCTGTCGGACTAGCGCTTTCAGTTTTTCTTTGTTAGACCGTTCGGCTTGATTAGCTTCGATCTCCGCAATACGAATACCTTCTTGCAGGGCCGCGTATTTTGCATTCATCGCTTTATTCATAAGTAAACGGAAACTCCCCATC